CCTTGATTTTGATACTGCTTAGAAACAGATACAACAAATCTTAGATTTGCTTTAACCATTCTTTCTAAAGCTGCATCGTCACCCTCTCTAATTCTTCTTGTAAGTTTTATTTCTTCTTCTGGGCTAATCATCTCCTCCTTCGAAATATCCTGAAGATATTTCTCTAAAGACTTATCAGATCTATTTGTAATCGATGTTGTAATTTTAAGTTGCCTCATTTTTTCTTAATTCTTATTAGTTTTAAAATTGTCCGCTAAGGTAGTTTATTAAATCCTTATAAAAAAAGGATTATTTTATTTTTTTGATTTTTTTCGATAAACCGAACAAGCATCATTCAGTCCAAACCATTTTGGGATTTCTAAATCGTCAATCTCCTCAAATTGGTCTCGTAAATATTGGAAAAATTGATCATCTCCGTTACATCCTCCCCATCCTTCACCAACATATATTAAATATTTACCAGGAGTCATATTCAAAGCTACATCATAAGCCATAGATGTATCATAAGGAGGCCAAGCCATAAAAACGTTCCTGTCTTTATATTTTTTAACAGCATCAACAGCTTCTATCTCTTCTACATCACAAAAGAATTGGCCATCTCTACACCACCCATTGCTAGAATTAGGTTTTAAATCAGTTGGTATTATATCAGCTCCTTGTTCTTTAGCAATACTTTCTGTATAAGCAAATCCACTTCCGACAGATACTAGAGGTGAATGAGTCTTCAATAGGTCTATAAGAGATTGTGTAGGAACATGCCATGATACTCCAGTTCTAAATTTCTCTCTAGAATCATATCTTTCAATAATATCGGGAGCTGCTTCCCTAAGCATCATAAGATGCGACAACGAATCCCTTCCTTTGGAAACCATTCCAACTAAATTCTCAGGTAAAAAAATCTTATCCATTTTTAGAACAATTTAAACATCCGTTAATATTATTAGGATTTTCTCTCTCCCCGCCCTCTCCTTTATATTTTATCCAATTTCCAGGAGGATCACCAGATCCGTCCCAAGAACTAAGAGCATCTGAAGCTTCTTGACTAGATTTATAACAATATCTTCCAAAGTATCCTATTTCGTTCATTCCTATAATTAGTCCAGTAGTAAACATAAAGCTACGAAGACCACAAATACCCACTCTTGGTATTTCTTTAATCTCTGTATATCCCTCGGATTTTAAATATTTTATAACATCCATATTAATTGTTTTAGCTAATGTAGTGATATCTAATCTTTATAAAAAATGATTCCGATATATACTAATATAAAAACACATATTAAATGGGCGATTTTAATAAGCATAGATCCAGATTAATGGAAGAATACGGGGTTAAGGAATTAAATGATGATTCCAGAGAAGATTACAAAGAACAAACTAATAATACTATGGCATTAAACAAAGTAACTATACCTAAAGCTCTTCCAACAGATGTAGAAGAAATACTAAATGAAAGATTAGGTGATGAATATACAGCATATTATTTTTATAGAAATGCTGCAAATTGGTGCAAGAACGTAAATTACAAAAAAGCTGCTTCATTTTTTAATTCAGAAGCGGAAGGAGAATTAGGACACGCACAAGGAATACAAGATTACATAACACAGTGGAACCTGATACCAGAAATTCCTCAAGTCACAACATCTTATAAATTTTCTAGTCTAGTAGATATTATTAATAAGGCATACGAACTAGAATATAATCTTCTTCAAAAATATTCAACGAACCAAAAAGAATTAGATGCTTTGCACCCAGCTACTTTCAACTTTATACAAAAGTATGTTGATATACAAAACGGAGAAGTTGAAGAATACTCAGATTTTCTTAATGCTTTACAATTAGTTGATGCTAACAACAAATTTGAAGTACTCTATTTCGAGAACACCTATTTCTAATTAATAGGCTCTACCATATTTTCTTCTAGATATTCCCAGACTGTGTTGTATAGATCTTCGTGGGCATCACCATTTTCGTCATCAGAGAGGTCTTCTATATTATCATCTAGCATATAATCCACAATAATTTCAACTTTTTCCTCAAATGGAAATCTTTCCATATCCACGGATCTATATTTACTCACAATAAAATTCTTCTGATCTTTAGTTAATTCCATAATCTTCTTTCTTAATTTTTTCCTCTAGAACTATTTCTATATCATTAACACCTAATATTTGAGACATATAAAAAACAGCGGAATCTATATTCTCGTGTCTTTTATAAGGCGGATTTGGTATTTTTCCACAGCCTTTTTCATAGATGTGTATCTTATTACTACAGCTAAAAGTTACTATTCTATTTGTTTCCATTATGAATCGGATTTTTACAGTTTCCTTTGTGAGATCCCCATCGTTCTTTACCATAACCTACTACAAGATATTCACAACCTTCTAAAGTATAGACTTTGTAATTTTGGTCAGAGTATCTTGAGGTAGAGTCTAATTCTAGTCGTTTTGATTCAGGAGCTTTAGGTCCTCTTCTCTCAGAGCAAGATGTTAAAATTGATACCGATGAAATTACAATTAAAATTAATCTATTCATTTTCCTCTTACTAAAGTGCTTGTTGTTGTTAATCTTTTACCCTCTTTTTTTCCTTTCGTATATTCTTCTATAAGAATTCTTCTTTCTGCTTCGTGTAAATTATCATGCTGATTTAGCATCCACGATTTAAACTCAGCATCCGATAGCAGATTAAATTGTTCAAATATTCTTTCTACTGGGGTTTGTTTATTATCTTTCATAACTATTCATTTTATCTAAAACGATCATACCAACTTCTGGGTGATATTCAATGGAGCAATTATATTCGTCGCATAGAGCATACATTTTTTCAAGAAACTCTTTATGTCTAGGATCGGTATTTCTGTCCAATTGTATTCTCTGTCCTTGTGGAGATGATTCATTTAATCCTATTTCAATACCAATTCTAGCACCTCTATGAAATGTTTCTCTCATCTCAGTATCAGAATATTTCCTAGGGAACATTGCCTGCAATAATGTAGGCTTTTCTGTAAAAGATGTGTCATTTTTAAATTCTCTATGAAAAATGTATTCGACTCTTGCTCTCATTCTATTCAGATTTAATTATACCACTGCTTTTCCATTCTTTCCAAGTATCAAAGTCTTTTAGCTTTTCCATCTGTTCCTGCATCCATTTAGCACCTGCTATCCAATTATCTGTTTTACATAGGTTAGGATCTGCAAGATTAGCTGCAACTTCTTCTAATGGTTCTTGTTTATCTCTATTTGACAGTTCTCTCATTTGTTCTAAATCCTTAGTAACTTTTTCTTTATTATCGGAAATATATTTTCTAAGTGCTAATTTAGCTTTACCAAATTCTGAATCTAAAGCATCATCAAGTTCTTTGTGGAGTTTATCCCATTTCTCTTGTTTCATAATCTTTTAAGAATTAAACATCCATTTTCGTCTAATAATGGTATTTGATTAGGATGATTACACCCATCCTCATCACAACCATATTGTATACCACATATATAAGTATCAGATGGGTGAGGACATATCATCTCAATCTCAACGTCCCATTCTTTTTGTTCCATAGAGTCGATAAAATCTAAAGACTCTTTTTTCATATCAAGGACAGGGATTTCTTTATTTCTTGATAACATTCCTGCTACATATCCAGCTAACATCATCATTTGATCCTTAGTGTAATACCTTTCCCCCATCAACTCAAGTGCTCTTTCAAAACCAGCTTTGAAAGATCCATAGTTATCACCCGCAGTTCCATCGTTATTTGACCACTTGTGTCCGTTTTTTTCAAAGACCCAACTGTCAGCCAAATTATCCAAGTCATAGCCATTTTCAATTGCTTGACAGTTTTTAATGAATAGTTTATTTACATCACTTTCTCTTGATGTTCCGAGAAGATATCCTTTATCGTAAGTTTCTTTGGTTGGGTCTACGAGAATATAAGTATCATTATTAGTTTTATACAGCTTACCTTTCATACTAAATGTTTTAATAGTTCATTCTTTCTTCTTCTATGTTTCTTCATAGTTTCATTCCATTCTTCACCGCCTTTATAATAAGCCATACTACCCCCACGAGCTGCTCTATTTTCCAAATCCTTTTCTTTCTTCTTTGGATCTTGTATAAAGGTTATAAGTCTCCTTGAAACTTTAAACATAGCTGCAATCTTTCTTTGGCTTAATCCTTCTTTAGTCCAGTACAAAATCATTTCTTTCTGACAAGGTAATAGCTTTACCCTCTTATCTAAGAATGGAGAATCAAGCTTCAATTTTTCTGTCTTGTAAGGCATCTTATTTTTTTTAGTAGTCAGGACAGGATTCGAACCTGTATGTTAATACCAAAGCTCCACGATATTAACCATTGCTTTATAGGAACCTTCTAATGAGCGTCTTCCGTATCAAGTACATACAATTACTCTTTGTACCATCATTCCGCCACCTGACTAAAATTAAGGCTGAGATTTTATCCTTCGAGATGGGAAGGGCTTATCTCAATTAAGCCTTGCCTATTATACCGGCACCTTAATGTTATTTAATATTCAAAAATGTTCCAGATCCTCCTGCTACAGTTGTAGGAAGTTTTCCGTCCCAAGCCGAAGCTTTAATAAACTCTACGTATAGAGGTGTTAATTCCTTTTGCTTGATCTTCATTGCAAGTGCAGCTGCATTTGCATTGATAATGGTCTTTGCTGAGTCACCTCTTGCAATCGCCATTTTTTCTAAAGCCTCAGCCTGAGCAACCAACGTTCTTTGTTGTGCAGCTTGTGCTTCTTGTACAGCCTTTGTTTTACCTTCAATTGCTTGTTGTAATGACTTCGGTGGAATAATGTTAGTTCTTAACTGAGATACTGTAAACCATTTAGAAACTCTTTTGTTACATTCTAAAATAATTGCAGATTCAAACTCTTCCCTTTTATTAAAGATAGCATCAACTTCCCAACGGTTAGCAACATCATTCACAGATGAAACAATAGCATTCTTTAACCAGCCTTGTTCAACCTCCTTAATGTCTAATCTCAAGTTGACAAACATCTCACCAATAGCATCTTCACGTAATGAATAATTAAAAGATGGCTTAATGGTAGCTGCAAATCCTCCTTTTGTAATTACAGTTTGAGCATCGTATTCAATGTGCTGTTGGAATAAAGGAAATTCTTTTACCTGCTCTGTCCACACATTATAAAATACCCAACCTGTTTTATACTGGTATGAAGATACTCCTCTTTCAGATCCCGTTAAATTAACTTTTAGTCCCTTGTTCCCCGCATCAATTCTTTCGAATGAGAAAGGCTGTACTAAT